CGGCAAAGCGCACGATCGAGGCCAAGATCGAGGCCATGGGGGTCGGGTCGAAATTTGAGATTCAAAAGGCAGAGATTAAGACCCCTGGAAACGGCCTTATCATTTTCCAAGGAATGCAGAATCACACTGCGGAGTCGATCAAGTCGTTGGAGGGTTACGACGCAGCTTGGATTGAGGAAGCACAAACGTTGTCTGAAAAATCACTTCGCATTCTTCGCCCGACCATGCGCAAGCCACACTCCGAAATTTGGGCGAGTTGGAATCCACGCAGCCCCGAGGATCCGGTTGACGATTTTTTTCGTGGTAATTCCAAACGATCGAAAGAGTCAGGACGTTGGAAGCTCCCGCCCGGTGGCGTTGTTGTTGAAACAAATTGGAATGACAACCCGTGGTTTTATGATACGGAAATGCTTGCTGATCTTGAATATGATCGAGAGCGTGATCAGGAAATGTTCGCTCATGTTTGGGGTGGCGAGTATGAAAAAAATGCGCAAGCTCGCGTGTTCAAGAACTGGAAAATCGAGTGGTTCGAATCTCCAAAGCCTGGAACAATTTTGTATGGTGGCGGCGATTGGGGTTTTTCTCAAGACCCAACTGTTGGTATCCTGATTTTTGTCGAAGGTCGAAAACTCTATATCTGGCGTGAGGTGTGGCAGATTGGATGTGAAATTGATCGCACGCCAGCACTTTTTGACAGACTTGACCCGGAGTGGAATCCTTCGAAGACCAACTACAGATCATTGGCGCGTCGTGTGCAGTTCGTTGCTGATAGTGCCCGGCCGGAAACAATCTCCTACATGAATCGGAATGGTTTTCAGTTTCAGAGTGCAATCAAAGGACCGGGCAGTATTGAAGAAGGTGTGGAGTTCTTGCGGCAATACGAAATCATCATTCATCCGGATTGTAAGCATGTTGCTGATGAGTTCGAACATTACTCGTTCAAGATTGATCCTCACACGGATGAAGTGACGAACGTACTTGAAGACAAGAAAAACCACACGATCGACGCGGCGCGCTATGCTACGGAAAACATCAGACGCCGCAGAACATTCACACGCGAACCTCTACCGTTTTTATGAGGAAACATCATGTCAGAATTGATTGCTACTAATAACGACGTTTCGCAGAAGTCAAAGATTCAGGAACAGATGACTCAGATTTCTCAGCCGGTGCGCGATCTTGTTGGTGGTACAGTCGTCATGCGTAGAAGGCGTGAACAGTATCTTCCGAAGGAACCTCTTGAGACGGCCGCTAATTATGATCGTAGGTTGCGTAGCTCAGTGCTTTTCAATGCAACTGGTAAAACGGTTGAGGATTTGACGGGTCGTGTTTTCAGCAAACCTGTACAACTTGAAGAGGATGTGCCGGAGCAGCTTGTCGAGTGGTCGGAAAACATCGACAACGCGGAATCGCACATCAATGTTTTTGCGCGGAATGTGTTTTACGATAGTATTCAAACCGGAATTGGTTACATTTTTGTGGATGCGCCGCCACCACCTCAAGGCCGCGAAGGTGCTACTGCAACGCTTGCTGATTATCAATCAACTGGCTGGCGGCCTTATCTCAAGTATATTGCGGTTGAGGATTTGATTGGTTTCAAGTCGCAATCAATCAATGGAAAAGAGGTACTGACTCAGATTCGAATTAGAGAAACTGTAGCAGAACAGGACCCGCAAAACGTCTTTCTTGAAAAAGACGTGACTCAGATCCGAGTCATCACACTCAATCTCGCTGTTGGCAATTGTTCGGTTGAGGTCTATCAGCAGGTTGCCGGAAACGGGAACAAGGATGGTGGATGGATCAAGGTCGCAGAGAAGGACGCGACCATTTCGCTTCCTTATATTCCTCTTGTACCGGTTTATTTGAATCGTGTCGGGTTCATGCAGGCTGTTCCTCCGTTGCACAAACTTGCTGAAATAAACATCAAGCATTGGCAATCTTCCTCCGATCAATCGAACATTGTGCATGTTGCTCGTGTTCCGATTCTTTTTGGCGCCGGTGTTTCGACAGATGACCAGATTCTTGTTGGACCTCACAACATCATTCGTGCCAACAATCCTGACGCGAAATTGCAATATGTTGAGCACAGTGGTGCGGCGGTCAAAGCCGGTCAGGACGAGCTTGATGATCTGGTTGAGCAAATGCAAGCGATGGGGTTACAGCTTCTCATCAATCGCACGGGCAAAACAGCGACCGGTGAAATGAGGGATGAAATCAAGGAGACAAGCCCGCTCGCGATGATGGCAACCGCCTTGCAAGACTCTTTGGAAGCGGCCTTCGAAATCATGGCTGAATTTGCTGGCTTAGGTGACGGCGGTTCGCTGGTTGTCAATAAAGATTTTGGTGGGTTCGGAAGCATTGCGGACATACAGTATCTGACTCAAGCCGCCATCGCAGGCAAAATCAGCCTTGAAACCTACTGGTTCGAAATGCGCCGTCGTGATGTTTTGAGCGATTCATTTGATCCTGAAGTGGAAAAGACGCGCCTTGACAATGCTGTTCCGGAATTGGGAGCAAATGTTCCTCCAGGTCGAGGGATGAATTTGAATCCAGAATCGGACCCTTCGCAAGAAAACATGCCACCCGAATAGATCAGATTCATGTTGACAATTTGCATGATATGTTTTAGAGATTGGTTCATGGAGGAAGTGAAATGAAGACAATTTTTGACGTGTTGGCTTCTCTATTCATCGCCGCAATAATGTTGCTGTTTGTTGTGGCGTGGTTTTCGACTCCGGTCCTTGTTGTTTGGGCGGCCGGTCACTTTGTATTGGGGATTTGGTGATGACCGCTGAACCTGACACAAAATCACTGACCATTCGTATGCGTGAGGCTTATGCACGTACTCACAACATTCTTTTGCGCACGAAGTTTTTGGAAGGACAACGCGAAATCGATCAGGCGACAGCCGATTTTATGAACTGTGCATCGCCTGCAAATCTTGCCGCTTTGCAGAATGTCTTTGTCAAAAATCTTCGAATGATCAACACTTCGGAGTTTGCTGCCTGATGACAACACTTTCCGCAAATGATCAGCTTGTCGACCTCTTTATGGAGAGGTCGATTGATATTTTGCGGTTAGAGGCTGGCACGCGAAACAAGGTCTTCAAGATTTTGAACGACCTTGAAGGCGATTTGGTTGCACAGATTGCGAAGGTTGACCCGACAGAGGGCCAGCAGCAACGCAGGCTTCAAAAATTGCTGGATACGGTCCGGACGGCAATTCGTGCGGGATATCGTAACAATTCGCAATTGATGGCCCGCGAGATTCGCGAAATCATTGATCAGGAGTCGACCTGGACCGCCAACGCTCTTAATCAGTCAATTGGAATTGATTTTGTCAAAATTGGTTTTACGCGCAGTCAACTTGAAGCGCTTGCTAGCGATGTGATGATTCAGGGTGCACCGTCTGCTGACTGGTGGTCGCGACAGGCCGCAGGATTGGCCGAACGTTTTGCTGATCAAATGCGAATTGGTGTGGCAGCTGGTGAGACCAATGCAGAGCTCGTTGCACGGACCAGGCAGGTAATGGAAATTTCCCGCAATTCGGCAATGCGGCTCGTGCGATCGAGTGTGCAGACAGCAGCCAACGCAGGCCGGGAAGTGACTTACGCAAACAATGATGATATTATCGAGGCGCTGCAATGGCATGCAACTTTGGACACGCGAACGTCATTCTGGTGCATCACTCGTGATGGTCATCTTTACAACAATGACGCCGAGCATAAGCCGCAGGATGATGGCCCGCCGTGGTTGCAGGGACCGGGCGCGATTCATTGGAATTGCCGCTCAACATCTGTGCCAGTACTTAAATCGTGGCAGTCACTCGGCATTGCCGCCGATGAATTGCCGAATGGCACGCGGGCATCAATGGATGGTCAGGTACCGGCTGATCAGACGTTTGAGGGCTGGTTGAAAAAGCAATCGGAAGGTCGGCAGAATGCCGTGCTTGGTGTCGAGGTAGCGAAACTTTGGCGTGATGGTCGGCTCAGTTTCAGCGATTTGCTGAATGCGGCAGGTCAGCCACTCACGACGGAAGAACTCAAAGCAAAGGCGGAAAGAAAGGACTAATTGAAATGGCACTTGAGTACATGCGTGAAAATCTTGACGGGCTGCCTGATCCGGTCAAGTCGGAATATACTGAACGAGATGGCAAATTCTTTTTGTCGGTGAACGGTCTTGGTGCCGATTTTGCGCCGAAGTCGGAAATTGCCAAAGCAAACAAGCAAGCCGCAGATTTGCGCGGCGCAATGCAGCCTTGGAAGGATATTGGCAAGACGCCGGAGGAAATCAAGGAAGCGCTCGAGCAGTTGGCAGCCGGAAGCAGCGGCAAGACCAAGGCCGAATTTGAGGCCATGTTGACGCAGCACAAGGCCACATGGGCGGCGAAGGAGTCGGACCTTACGAAGCAGCTTGAAACCGCAAACAGTCGCGCCAAAAATGCCTACATCGATTCTGCTGTTTCATCAGCACTCGCCAAGGCCAAGGCTACGCCGGAAGGCATCAGTCTGCTTCCTCGCATTCTCAAGGATCGGGTTGATTTCTCATTTGACGAGCAGGGTAAGCCGTTGCATCGAATCCTGATGGCCGATGGCAACCCGATGATAGGCAGTGGACCTGGCGGCGCGGCGACCTATGACGATTTCATGGCGGATGTGAAAAAGCTCTATCCATCGCTATTCGAAGGTTCTGGCTCTGGCTCTGGTTCGCCCCCGCGTGGTCCTGGCAATGGTGGTGGGAGTGGTGAAAAGGCCGTTACGCGGGCTGAATTTGACAAGCTCAATCCATTGCAGCAGGCACTGAAGATGAAAGAGGGATTCAAGGTCATTGACAATTAGCATTTGATGCTGTAATCGAGCATCACTTCATGCGCTTCTTCCTCCCTGGTGGCCCGATTGGATGAAAATTCGGTCGGGCCTCTTTTTTACAAAATTTTTACATTTCTTGACTAGTCTTCGCATTAATTAGCTGATTCGTGAGTTGTCTCCGGTCAGCACTGCGGTTGTCCGTTCATCGGCCTGCGGTTGTCCGCGACCATTTTCCAAAAATCTCATTTTAGAGAGTGCTTTGTTATGCCTAACGGTCTTACCGACCTCACGGTCGATCTATATGCCGCGCTTGACGTTGTTTCCCGTGAGCTTGTCGGCTTTATTCCCGCCGTTACCAGCGACATGACCTATACGCGCGCCGCTGTTGGTCAGACTGTGCGGTCGTTTGTCACGCCTAAGGCAACCACGACCGACATTGTCCCTGGTGTGATCCCGCCTGATGACGGTGATCAGAACATTGGCAACGTCGCGTTGACAATTATCAAGTCCAAGCGCTCTCCTATTCGCTGGAATGGTGAGCAGCAACTCGCTCTGAACAACAACGGCGCGCCGTACAACAAAATTTTTGTTGATCAAACTACGCAGAGTATGCGTGAGTTGGTCAACGAGGTTGAAGCTGATTTGGCCGCCCTCGCGTCATATGCCTCCCGCGCGTGGGGCACGCCTGGCACGATGCCTTTTTTGAACGGTGTCGGTGATTCCGCTCAGCTTCGTAAGATATTGGCGGATAACGGCACGCCAATGTCTGATTTGCAGTGCGTTATTAATACTTCGGCCGGCGCGGCAATGCGGACCAATTACCAGCTTACGAAAGTCAACGAAGCTGGCGATGGGTCGCTTTTGCGGCGTGGCGTACTGCTCGATTTGCATGGGTTTGCCATTCGCGAGTCCGGTCAGCTCTCCCCGTTTGCGGCCGGCACTGCTGCCACGGTGACGACTGACGCAGTTGGTTATCCGGTCGGCGCGGTTACAATCAATCTGGGGGCCGGAACCGGCATTCTCAACCCGGGCGATGTATTTACGCTGGCTGGTGATCCGAATCAGTACGTGGTGAAAAGTGTTTCAGCTTCTCCGGTCGCGGCGGGTGTGACTGTCACGATCAGCACCCCCGGCTTGATGCAGGCGATTCCGGCCGCTGCTACGGCTCTGACCGTGGTTGGTGGCGGCACCATGCTGCAGCATAATTTGGCTTTCCGCCGCTCTGCAATCGCGCTCGCCACTCGTGCACCTGCTCTGCCTCAGCAAGGCGATTCGGCAATCGATCGGATGATCATCTCCGATCCAATGTCCGGTCTGTCATTCGAGGTTGCGATGTATGCTCAGTATCGCCAGATGCAATATGAGGTGTCGCTGGCGTGGGGTTGTGGCATGGTCAAGAGCGATCACGCGGCACTGTTGATCGGCTAAGCTCGCAAGCTTGGGAGGGGTTTCGACCCCTCCTTTATCTATTTTTGATTGAGGAATTTCAGAAATGAAGACCATGAAAATCAAGAGTTGGAATCCGGAGAAACAAGGTCCCTTCGTGATCATCAATGAGTTTGATTTCGATTCGAAGGTTCATGAGAAATATTTAGAAGCCCAGGCCGCTCCTGCTGCTCCTGCTGCTCCTGCTGCTCCTGCTGCTCCTGCTGCTCCTGCTGCTCCGTCTATCCCCAAGACTTAAAATGCTCAACTCGACTCCTGGCGATCCCAACGCAGACTCGTATTTCCAGATTGCCGACGCTGACTCCTATTTCGCGGCGCGTGGAAATACGGTTTGGGCTGCTGCTACGGAGGACCAAAAAGAGCAGGCCGCGCGGCTCGGCACTCAGTACATTGACAATGCGTATCGTGGGCGCTGGATTGGAATCACTACCAACCAGGATCAGGCTCTTGATTGGCCTCGTGTTGATGGCACGCGCGGCGGCTTTGGTACGCTCAATGGTATGACTTTTGGCTACGGCACGACCGGATATTACGGCTACGTTTATCCGCTGTTTGATCTGAACGGCTGGAAAATCGATATCAACACGGTTCCGCAAGGAGTCATCAAGGCTGCAATGGAAGCTGCCGCACTTGTTGTCGCTGGTGTTAATCTCGAGCCAATGATCACCCGGTCGATGATGCTTAAGAGCTTCCGTAACAAAGTTGATGTGATTGAAGAGCAGGCGGAATATCTAGCTGGTGCTGGCCTTGTCAATCGATACATGGTGATCGAGGGATATTTGCGTGCGCTTGCTCTAAGCACACCGGGAGCAATGGCCGGCGTTTCTCAACTGGTGCGGGCGTGAGTGACAGTTTTGATTATCAGCACATGCAGGAGGTTGCTGACCGGCTGATTGCTAAATTCGGGCAGGATGTAATCGTTCGGAAAAACATTCATTCTGGGCCAACTTATGACCCAATCATCACACATCAGGATTACAAAACAAAAGGTGCAGTCGTTAATCTGCCGCGATGGTATTCGGCATTTGCTGGCACAACGTCGGATGTTTTAACATTTGATCGCATCGCTTACGTGTCAATGGGGCCGCTGATTAAGCAAGGTTTGACTGAGTTGTTTGCTAATGATAACTATATCTTCGCAAACGGACTCAAGGATTTTCAAGTCATCAACGCCAAGCCGATCTATCCGGGAGGATTGACAGTCGTTTACGTGTTGGAGATCAAGCTATGACCAGCAGCATGTTCTCTGTGGATATTCGTAAGTGGACCGAAGGAGCGAAGGATAAGGTCGACGTTGTTATTCGCAAGGTTGCCCTCGAAATGTTTTCGCGCGTCATTCAGAAATCGCCAGTCGATACCGGACGGTTCAAGGGAAACTGGCAGGTTGCGATTGGATCAGTTCCAAGTGGAACAGTGGAAATTGACGACAAAGAAGGCACCGCAACTATAGCGAAAGTGACGGCGGCAACTTTGGAGTTGAAGGCAGGTCAAACCATTTATCTTGTCAATAATTTGCCTTATGCAAATCGTCTTGAGTATGGGCACTCGAAGCAAGCGCCTAATGGGATGGTGCGGCTGACTCTGTTAGAATTTAATCAAGTTGTTGATTGGTTCATGGGTTGATGTCGATCGAAGCTGACACGGTGTCGATATTTATGGAGCGCATGAATAATGCGGGTTTCCAAGTCGATATTGCTGCGCCGCTTGTCACGTACATTCCGAAAGGCGAACAACCATTTCTTGATTGTCATCCGATCTTGCGCGGTTCGCCGGATAATATCGGAATTGATTTCAACGGCTCCATGCTCTATCAAGGATATTTTCAAGTTGACGCTGTTGTTCCTGATGGTAAAGGTGAGCCGTTTGGATTACGGCTTGCATCGCAAGTTGCAGAACTGTTCAAGGTCGGCACTCAGCTTGTAATTCAAGACACCTATTTGAGGATTGTTCATCCACCTACTATATCGTCGGTTGTGCGTGACTCACCTTGGGCGCGCTTTCCCGTGTCAATTCGTTTCATCATTCTTGCTTAGGAGATTGCAAAATGGTTGCGCATACTTCCGCCGGTACCATCCTTTATATCGGTACCACTCAGGATGACATGCTGACAGACAATTATGTTCCGGTTGGTGAAATTATCACTATTCCGGAATTTGGCCGTCAATACACGACTGTCAAATACAATCCGATTGCGACACGTGGCACGCAGAAATTCAAAGGCAGTTTTGACGACGGTACGCTGGCTGTCAAAATGGCTAAGGTGTCGAGCGACGCCGGTCAACAAGTCGTCTTGAAAGCGGTCGATAAAGACTTTTTCTACAACATCAAAATCCTTGCGAATGATAAGTCTCCGCCCGTCGAACTCGACACGGTTGCAATTACTGCTGCCACGCCGGGTGTGGTGTCATGGCCTGCGCATGGTTTCCCAATTGGTACGGCAGTGTCATTCACCGGTACTCTTCCGTCACCTCTTGTGGATGGCACCGCCTACTTCGTCACTGCTCCGACTGCTGACAACTTCGAATTGGCGCTTTCTTATGTCGACGCGGTGGCAGGCGTGGCGATTGATACGAGCACGGGAGTGGCTGCATCTGGCGTGATCGGCATGAGTGAGCCAAGCAATACGACTCAGTATTTCAAGGCCATGATTGCCAGCTACACCACAATCTATGATCAGGTTGATGCTGTCACGCAATCAACAATGAATGTCGAAATCATGTCGGGTTCTATCAACGAAATCCCTCACCTGCCCTAAAATTTTAAGTTGACATTTTTCATACTGTGATTATTGTCAGCTAGGCTCATGTGAGGGCCTTCATGGATGCTGGGCGGTTTTGGTGTTGTGTACCGTCTGGCACCCTCGTAATTTGTT